TTAATATCTTTTGCTCAAACTCTTCTCTCGTGAGTTTAGTGCCATTGAATGTTGTATAATAGCTTACGATAAATCCTCTATCTTTACTTGCCATCTGTTTTTCTCCTTATAAAATCCCCAAAGTTCTATTCGTATTCCAGCTTCTCTTACCTTACCAATATTTTCATGTTCTGTCATCTTCTTTCTTCTTGCAGACATATTGCTTTTAGATGTCACCTGTATAGCTAATACTTCATCTCGCCTGATTGCAAGAAAATCTATAAAACCCCACAAGTCATTCTTCTTACGACTGAATGTATTATACTTCTCTACATTCTCGACCAAATATCCTTCTTCAGTCAGTCTTTTTCTTGTCGGTATGTTTAGATTTGTTGGCATCTTTTTCTCTTTGTTTTTTAGCGTAAGTTGTATTTTCCCAAAATGGATTAGATTCTATTTTTTTTGTGTCTTCAACTCTTCTTCCGCTACCTTTGCCCATATAAACTCCTTTTTAAAAGTTTGTAATGTTCAATTTCTTCCATGTCTGCAAAAGGCATTTGTGTGATTACATCTTTTGTATTTTTTCTAGTATATATTAGATATTTACCCTTACCTTTTTTGTTACCATTGTCAGCTAATTTTTGTATAGTTAATTTGTATAATTGCTCTCTATTCACAATTAACCAAATTCTTTCTCTTTCAAAACAAATATAGTCTGCTTTACCTTTTATCCATCCATCATACCCATAAACATTTTTACCTTCAATCCAAGTTAAATCTGATGAAAATTTATTATCACTTCTATTAGTTTTCTTTTGACTTTTTACATCAAACTTTAATTCCTTATCATTAATCAATGCACATATTCCTTTAACATCCCAGTGTTCCATTTGGTCTTGGTATCTAGTAGCAAATACTGCATTTGATAAACATTCATTAGCAAATGCTATCTCAACCCTTTTTCCATAATCAAGAAAATTTTGAAACTCATCTGTTTTTCTAAAGTCCTGTTGCATCTATTTCTTTTTTAATAAAGCCTTTAGGCATATAAATATAGTCTTCATGCAGACAGCTTGTATACTCTGCATCTTTATAAAATTCTTGGACATATTGATTGGCTACGGCACAGGAAACAAAGTGCCCAATGTATTCAGGACTGTCCATTGTCATATATACGATTAAACAATATTCAAACATAATAAAAGAGAAACACCCTAGTCTTTGGAGAGTAAACTCACCATTGCTGGCAAGATTTGGAGGATACCAGAGTGCTTCTCAACAATCCTATACATATTCTAATCTATAGACTCTTTCGTGTCTAGCATAATCTTGTTATTTGGATACATTTTATAATGTTTCCCTCTGATATCATGCACCATTTCTACTCTAATGCTTCCATCACCCTCTTTAAAAAATTGAATAGTAAACCAGTCACCCTCAATCGCTATTCTTCTTATTTCCATTCTTACAAATTCCATGTGCTGACAAGTCTCGACCACACCACCATTTCTTCTTGTCATATGTGTTTGCAGGCTGTTTACATTTGTGGCATACCTGCTTACCTAATTTAATAGCCATCTATCGACTATCTCTATAGCTATAATAAGCACAATCGTTATCAATCCAACGAGATAACATACTGTGCAAGGTTCGTTAGTCTTCATCATGCAATGGGTCGTCAATCCATTCGTCTGGTGTTATTGGAGATGATTTCTTTTTATCTAACTCATCTGCCAAGTCATTTGCATACCAAGCTATCTTGCGAAGCTCTTGTGCCCAATCATCTTTCTTGCCTAACCTTTGAGAGTACTTAATTAAATTACCTTTGACATAATGTTTGTAGTCTTCTCCAAGTTTAGCTTTGATGACTTCTATGGTTTCTATCCCACCTACTTTATAGTGGTCAGGATTAATCATATCTTTCATTATTGCTCCTCAACAATTAACATACCTTTTTCAAAATCACAAGTTACACCTTTTGCTCTTGTGTAAATTGCTTCCCCTTCTTCTAACTGTAACAATAATTTGCCTTTATGACAAATCATACTTTCAGGCTCTATATTTATTGATACATAATATTGTAATACTATACCAATAATTAAAATAATCATAATAATTGGTATCAAATATCTCATTATTTTACTTACCATAAACTAATCCTCCGTTGTTATTGCATTTCTCCATTAAGCGTATAATTATACTTGTAACAAAATCTATATAGAAAGGATACAATTATGTGGACAAAACCATCAGCAACAGAAATGCGTTTCGGCTTTGAAGTAACAATGTATGTTTGCAACAAGTAATTCATACTAATTCATGGGGGACTTACATCCCCCTGAATAATATCTTCATTTTATTATTAGAACGCTTCACCCAATCCCAATCAAATCTTACCCTCACAATACCTTTCCTACCTCTAACACCACCGATAGCAACTGCATTTTTAGGCAAATACTTTAGATTTGCTTGTGGTATAAAACGATAAATAAATTTAGAATGGGATGTCATCTTTCATTTCACTCGCACTATTAGGTGTCTGTTTCTGACCTCTAGTTTGTGCATCAGGTTGAAATAAAGAAGCTATCACAGAGTTACCTTTTTCTGCATCATAAGGAAATCCTGCAAGGTTGACATTTCTTTCTAAAATTGCAAACGCATTACCATCATCCGTCTGCATTACTACTCCAATATTTGCATATCGGTTCTTTTTATTGCCTTCTACATCTGTATAACTACCATTTGCAACGGCAATATCGTATAGCTTTTTAGCCATTATTATTCTCCTTAATAAATTTAACAGTATCCTCAACTTCCGTTAAGAACTTTATTACTTCTTCTTCAAGTAATTTGATTTGCTCATCATTCCATTCCAATCTAATCACCACCATCTTTAGTTCTTCAGGGAATGAGGGACAATACGACACATAATCACACCACTTCCTACCTGTGCATGCCATTTGCCAAAACATCTGCAATCGGTATCTGCTCGGTATTTGGTTCGAGATTAATGTTTCTGTGTGGTTCTGTGGCTGTCTACACTTTATTTCAATTAAGCCATCATCACCGACTAATCCATCAGGACTAGCACCAGCCATGTCTATAGTAGGGTGGTCTATAAAGCCCACTTCCTCTACATCATTGTATTTAAATACATAGAAGTCTCGTGCTTCATCTTCTGTATCTATACCATGTTGCATGGCTTGGTTAATATATATTTCTGTAGGCTTACCTGTTAATCGCTCTGTCACCAATTGGTGTCTGTAGTTTTTACGATAAGCAGATTCGCCTGACTTTGTAAATGCTGTTACATTCGCTAAATTAGATGCTGTAACTTTACCTAACCTAGCATTAAACCATTCATCACTTCTCTGTTCCATCATTACTCTCCTTGTTGTTATTCCTTATCTCCTCCAAGAATGGCTGACACTTCTGTCTAGCATCATTATCCATCTTATTATAAACAGCTCTAGCACCCTCTATACCTTGTGTTTTATAGACATTCTTAATTAAATCTAATGGGTCTAAATCTGCTAAATCCTCACCCTGAAATATATATAAGCCAATACCATGTAGGGCAATAGCTTTTGCTAAACATCTTTGCATAGCCGTATTGACTTGCATGGCATCAGGATTCTTGATGGCTTGGTTTTTATAGTTCATGACTGGTAATTGCATGGTCATACTTTTACCAAAGGCATGGACTGTGCATGTCACCATCATACTGTCATTAAAGACTTGTGGCTCATGGTATTCCCATGTTGCACTTGGGTCATGTTGTAACAATATGTCTACAGCGTGTGCCCATGCTAAATAGCTAAACTGACCTTTTTTCTCAATGTATTTAGAAACATCTAATACCCTTAATTCTTGAAACTTACTTTTATCTGCCATTGTTACTCTCCTGTTGTTGTTGTTCGTCATTCATGATTTGTTGTCTATCGTCCATACGCTGACCAAGTTCTTGTAAATCATTAGTTAATGACTGAATTTGCCATTGTAGGTATTCGTATTGCTCTTTAATTCTGCTCATATTTACTCTCCTTGTTAATATGTATTTACAATATATTACACTTTATTACGACTGTCAATACTTTTCTTATAATCATCAAACCCTTGAGTTTTAAAGACTTTTCCGTCTTTAGATACGGCTCTGTATTGTATGTCATCACCAAAGTGTTCTATTAATTTCTTTATCATTTCATTGATTGTCATGGTCTATCCTTATATC